TCAATTCGCTGCAATTTATCTAAACAATCTAACCATCTGTTTTTTTGATTTTCTGTTTTAGGTTTATACTGAATTGGGAATAATTCTACAAAATGCGGAAACGCCTTTATAACGGTTGAATTGTATTGTGGCGTTTTTGATTTTGTGGGTATTTCTTTTTTTAGTATTTCTTTAGTTATATAGTTTGTATTAGTATTACTTTGTTGCGGATTTACCGTGTCCGGTTTTACCGCCGCGGTTTTTACCGTTGCGGTTTTTTCCGCTACGGTTGGCTTTACCTTCTTAGGTTTGTCATTTAGATAATAATTATAACCGGCAAATTTTCCGTTTTTTCTTATCTCTTTACGCACTAAAAACCCCGAATTTATTAGTTCTTTTAAGCGTGTATTAATGGCATCTTTGCCGTCTTTAAAATGCCCGCAGATAAATTGAACTGTCATTTCTGTTTTTGCCTCGTGTGAAAAAAGCCAACAATATAATCCGGTTGCGCTTGATGAAATTCCTTTGTGCCTGAATATAGTATTTGGCACGATTGTAAACCTCGCAAATTTCTTTGGTTTATATATTTTGTTTATGTCCATAGTGTAAAAAATAACCCTATCAAATCAGCGGTTGCGGGCGCATCATCAATAGGGTATTGAAAAAAGTTAGTGTTGCCGCAACTCAACTTTACAAATGTATAACAATATTTTATAAAATATGATTATATTTTACGTTATCACAAAAAGAACGCAAATCATCAAATATTTTTTTTAGTTCATCGATGTCAATTTCTGTATCTTCATATTTAAACCATAGTAATTCTATTAATAAATCAAATTCAACTCTTGTTGAACTACCAACGTAATGATATGTTACTGCAATTTTATCTGAATCCGATTGTGTCCATCTAATTTTTTGATTTGTATCGTCAAAATAAACTCCTTTATATTTCATTTTTTAATTTTTAAATTTCATTATTAAAATATTTGTTTATAGTGTCAATACAATCGTCAAAGTTATTATGCCAATTAACCGCCCAATTGCAATTTTCAAGCCATTTAAGCCACTTTTTTTGATTTGGTGTGGGTTTGTTATATTTGTATTTTAATTCAATCGCTAAACCGCCTCTATTTGCATTTGGTGTAAAAATTAATAAATCGGGGATTCCGGGTTTTGCGCCAAGGTATTTCATTTTATATTGTTCAAATGGCGTTCTTTTACCTTCGTTCATTGGATGAGTGTAAATTGTTCCGGGATATTGCATTTCAATGTAATTCATAACGGCCCGCTGAAGCTGATCTTCACCCTTTAAATATTTTTGATATGGATTTGCTTTTGCCATTTTTAAATTTCGTTATCCAAAACGCCTATAATATTTCTAATTTCAGAGCGCTCAAATTCACCAATAAATTTATTGTCTTTAGAAATAAGCGTTAATTTATAATAATCTTTTTTTGTTTTTTTTATTTTAATCTCTAAGTGCATTTTTTAATTTTTTATTTTCGATTTTTAATATATCGTTTTCAATTAAAAGTGAATTATATTTATAAACCATTGATTCGGCGCTGATAGTATAATCATTTATTTGATTAAAAACAAGTTTTTTTAAATTTTCAAATCTTTGATTAAATACTTTGTCAAATCGAATCCAATCATCAATGTTTTTTAAACTATGAATTACTGAAGCGTGATCACGGCCAACGGCTTGTGAAATTAACTTCATTGAAAACCGTGTTGTGTTACGCGCCAACCAATAAAATGCAGCGCGGGCCATTACAATATCCCTTTGCCTAGAGTTTTCACGAATATCAACGTTGTAATAATTATTTACATTTTTTATTAAATTATCTAAAGTCATTTTTTATAGTATTAAAGAGCCATCATTATTAAATTCATTCCAAATAAAACCAGATATGATTCCGGTTTCAGCATATATTTTCCAATCATTAAAAGCACGTTGCCAACCTTTGCGCCCTTGTTGAATCATTTCATCGCTTAACGCGTAAACCTCAACAGAAAACGGCCAATTAGTTTCTACGGCTATAAAGCGAAAGTTTTCAGCCGGAACGCCTAACATATCGGAATAAAAGGCACATTGTAAATGATAACCATATTTGTAAACATCGCGACGAAATGCAACCGGTGAATTATCTTGGCACGTTTTAACATCTGAAATAAAGTTTTCAACGCGGTTTAAAACATCGGGGCGAATCCTAACATCAACATCATCGTGCTTTTTATAATGCGACAATTCAATTTCGCCTTGACAATATTTTTGAGCCAAATCGTGATTTCTAAAATTTTCTAATATTTTAGTGATTTTATTATGTTCGTCAAAACCTAATAACAATTTGCCTTCAGCTTTTTTAGATTCTATTTCAAACGCTTCTTTTCCGGCCTTTGTGCGGCGGTCAATCTTTGGCATAACGTGGTAATCCTTATAATAAAGTTCGGGTTCTAACATAGCGCAATGAACCGCAGAACCTAATGCCATTGCAGATGATTCAAAAGGTTTTTGTTTTAAGAAATGATAAACTGATTTTTTGTGTATTGTTTTAAGGCCTGAAGCGCTTATTCCGGGCGATGAATGATAAACTTCATTCGTGTCAAATTGTGTTTTCATAATTACGCCTCGTTTATAATATAATTGTTTTGTTCTTCAACAATATGTTTTAATTTATTGTTTTCTCTTTCTAATGCTTCAACTCTAAATTGAAGAAATTTAATAGTGTCAATGTTCATAGTGTTTAAATTAAAAGGGCCGCGTTAACGGCCCGGGTTGTTATTATTAGTATATAGTTCTTATACAATTAGCGATTGAATTAACAGTCGTGTATTTTTTAGAAGCATATTCAAAATGAATATTAATCATTTCTTTAACATCATTTATGTTGTTTCCGTTTTTAATTAATTTTGCTATTACTTTATTTTTTAGTGTTTGCATTTTGTTTTTGTTTTGTGGTTGCTTCGTTGCAACACTTCAAAGATATATATTATTTTAGTTATAAACAAATAATAAACAATTTATTTTTAAAATAATGTAAAAAAAAAGCGATCCCCGAAGGAACCGCCATTTGTTTTGAATGTCATTTATTAGTTAAAACGGTAAATCATCACCGCCTTCAGCAACCGCGGCCGCTTCTTGTTTAACATAGGGATCACTTAATTTTAAAGAAAAGAACTTTCCTTTTGCGCCATCTTTTACCCAAGCAGCAATTTGTTGTTCCGTTCCATCTTGTAATTTAATCGTTCCTGAATATTCAGGTTGGTTGTCTGAAGTTTTGTTTGTGTTTTTAAACAAACTTCCGTTTCCGTTTTGGTGTTCATACTTTGTACTCATCTTTTATTTATTTTAAATTAAACTTACTTACTATTTTTTCTCTATACTCTTTTTTCATTTTAAAGGTGTTTAAAACCTTTTCCGCTTGGTCTTTGCTAGCTTTTAACGTAGCGTTCAATTGCGCCTCTGTAAGCCACTTCTTATCATCTTTAACGCTTGATTGATTTTTAACGGCGTTTTGTACTTCATTAGCCGATGCAATTGATGTATCGATTCCAATGCCTAAATATCCCAAGGCGCGGCCCAATGCTGAAGTGAATCCGTTTTCAACAAATGATGTTTTATTTATATAACTTGAATCTCTGTATTCTTGGGCGTGCGATGATGCAATTTCAAATCCTTTGTGATTTAATATTGTTACCTTAAAAATGCCTTCTTTGTCGTCGATTGAAACTATTGTTTCGCTAATTTGCCAACCTTCAAACTCTGGTTGACTTCTGAAATAAATTAGGCGTTCGTTAACTGTAATATAATCTTTTCCTTTAATGTTAATTGTTTTCATATAGTTGTTTTTAAATGTTTAAGTTTTCTGTTATTTGTGCCAAAATAAATTTGTTTTCTTGCAGCAAAAGAACTTCGCCAATAGTAAATGTTTTCGGATTTTTTAAACGTGATTTTAGTGTTGGCATTGTGCAACTAAGTAAGCTGCAAACATCGTAACGCTTTAATTTTAGGCGCTTCATTTCTGTTTTGAAGTGTTGTTCAAACATATATTTAAGTTTTTATTTGATACAAAAATAAAAAAAAACTTTCAATAAAAAAAAGATTATAGTAAAAAAAACCGCCGCAAATCAATAAAGACAAACGACGGCTGACAAACAAAACAAAAAAAATTCTTTAACTAATTGTGTTTATTATAGTAACATCATCATCGTCATTTGGAATGTGTGCCTTTATTTTATATTCAGCGTTTTTAACATTGTAAGTCATTCGGTCAATGATGCTTGTTTGCAAATCATAATCAGTTGCTGACCAATTAAACCAAATTTTATTGCTGAATGCTAATGGTTTGATTTCTAAGTTTCTAAATGAACCCTCATATCTTAAAACAAATTCACGATAGTCATTTGCAATATTTTGATTTTCTAAATCATACAAAGTTTTAAATTTATTAGGCGTTTGAAACGTTCCGTAATTGTCGCGAGATCTAACAAACGCATCAATTCGGTTTGTAAATACTGTATTGTAACGTTTAAATTCTTTTTTATAAGTATTAAAATTACCATCGTTTATAACACTTACTAAAGACAATGAACTTGCGGCTTCTAATTCAGTATTTAAAACCTCTAAATTGTCAAAATAAGTTGTTTCATAAAACGTGTTTTGTGTTGTTGTGTTTTGTATAATTACACTTAAAACAGTAGCGCTTGGATTTACCCAAGTAATGCCATCATTTGTAAAATCAATTTTTAATGTTTCAAACTGATTAAATTCAGTATGTGTTATTGAATTGTTTTGTAACGTTTGATAAACCCAAATTTTATCATCAAAATTCCATTCGTGATAATTACCCGGTGATCCTTGGAGTTCAACTCTAATTCTAAATTGAATATTTGCGGGCGGCGCGGTTGCGTTATCTTGTATATTGCATTTAATAAAATACTTACAGTTTAATTTGTAATTTACAATTTTTTCAAAATCACTAATAACAATGTTATCTGGACTAAAACAATTTGATTGGCTTGTCAATGGCGCTGATGAACTTAACTTCATTGATTTATTGCCTTGTGCTACAACTTCATTTGTTGCTATTTCTGCATAATTATTAAATACAGTATAACCACTTAAACCATATTCAAAACCGGCATTGAATCCCGCTTGTGTAAAGTTAGCATCTATTGATTCGGTTTTTACACTTGCCAAAGGTTGTATAAACTCCTTAGTTAAATTCTTTTTTAAAGGCGTTAAATTTAATGGCACTTTTGAAAGAAAAGATTCTTTTGTTACTGACTGAAAAACACCGCTTGAATTGTAATTATAAACTTTTAAATCTTCGTTGTTTTTTATATTTAAAACGTTTGTGATTTGCTGCCTTATATTTGTAGGCACAACACCAGTATTTTGCAATTGATTATATATGCTATCTTTTACATCAACATCAAAAATATTAGTAGCTTCTACTATGTACCATTTATTATTGGATTGATAAATCCGCATATTGTAGGTTTTTAATAAATCTTCTAATTGATTTTTTGCATTAGGTATTTCGTAACCATTAACTAATTCATTGAATCCAGGCGATATTGAAACTGTATTTGGAAAATAACTATTAGTTGGATTGCCCGCAATTTTTACCGCGCTTAAATCATTTATAAAACATATTTCCAAATCTAAATCAAGATGCGCCAAAATTGTTGATATTCTTTCTGCATCTGATAAATAAACTGGGCTTGATGGTGTGTAATTAGTACTTAAAGGCGCTTCAAAATTGTCAAGTGTACCCAAACCATCAAACGCATTAAAAGAAACGTTAAACGGCTTTGGTTGTAGTTTTTCAATAAACCTATCAACTACTAGAAAACCACTCCAATAAGCGCTGTATTCAGTACTTATTCCGCTCGCTAATGTATTAACACAATTTAATGATTCAATAGCACCACCGTCAGCAATAACACGATCAGCGTAAACTTCGGAGTTACTTTTTAAATAAGAAACAACAACCTTATATTCGCGTTCATCAAATTTGTAAAAATCATCATATTGAACGGTGTCCGTTACCATTAAATTTAACGCACATTTTGAACCAATTATTGGTTTGTAAAAATCGTCTGACGCTTGCCATTGAATTACAACCGGGTTATTAGTTCCCACCATTGGCAAAACTTCACCGGTATAATTCTTTTTTAATATTTCAACTTTTTTTCCGCGCTCTAAAACATCGGAAAATTCTAATCTATATTTAACGCCGTATGCCATTATTTATTTTTTATGATATTCTGTCACTTGTTTCAGTCGCTCTTTCAATTGCAATCAATAAATCTTGACCTTCTAATCTAATTTGACCGCCAACGTTTACGTTTGTCGCAGCGCCTGAACCTCCAATCATATTCTGTAATTTATTTAATGGCGCTATTACTTCGGGATTTTGTCGTGCGCCCGGATATTCTCCTACAAGTCCCATTGTTGGGCCGCTAACAATACCACCATTAGCAAATGCAGTAGCACCACCGCCACCGCCTCCAATTTTACCGGCTTGAGATT